ACGCTTCAAAGATACGACGACCAAAATTGTTCTCGCGAGCAACCTGGATGTCTTCTTGCAACTGGTTCAGTTCAGCCTTCAAATGACGGCTAACAGCAGAACTCATTTTTTGTGCAGATTCTTTAATGAATCGTGCTTTGAGTCCTTCTAGCTGACTACGAGCTTCACGTACTAAACGAACTTTTGTTTCTACAACATCACGTTTGTCTTTAGCGAATTCTGTAATTTCTCTAGCTAGAGCCTGCACCACAAAGTTTTCAAGTTTATTGACACCTTCGGCGTGCATCTTACGGTCTTTGCGCAGTTCAGAAATTTCTTCAGAAAGTTTTGTAACCATAAAGCTGTTAAACTTTGTGGCTGATTCTTTCATCTTGTGTTGAAACTTCACGCGGTCTTCGGCCAAATTACGCTTTTCAGCAGCAATACCAACCAATTCTCCTGCGAGACCTTCTGTTACCATCTTATCTAGGGCTTCTACCATCACTGACTTGTCGTGCTCATAGCGTTGTGCAAACTCCTCACGAAGTTCAGCACGAACCAATTCACGAGCTTCTGTCAGTTTAGATTCCCAAGCTTCGTTGAGTTCCTTACTGACATCTTCGTTGATTAATCCGCTATCTAGCAATGGTTTAATAGCATCAAACATGCCTCATTCTCCTTAGATTTTAAGTTCTCGGATAAGGCGTTTAACCTCACCTGCGAGATACTTTTTCACTTTGTCGTCCTGACCAGACTCTCTAGCCATCTCTAAGATCTTATGACCGTTTCTCATGTTCATGAGACCTTCATAGATTGCTGTAGGATACGCATTAGGAGCACTGGGTTGGGCAACCACATCTATAGTGACGATTTCAAAGTCACTTACATGTCCGGTTCTGTCATCAACATTACCTGATCCACGACTGCTAACACCCAGCTTCACGCCTGATGTCAACAGTGTCTTTATCAATTCACCCATTGGGGTTGGCAGAATTTTCAACTTGCCGCAACCAGCATGTCCGTCCATCCACATGCCTTCAACTGTGTGACACACACGATCCAAGTTAATCTTGAGATCGTCTGGATGGTCCACTTCACCTAAAACGGAGTTACCGTTACGGATCTGTTCGTTGATGGTTTCAACTGCCTTGATAATTTCGTGTCTAGGATAGATACGCTCATTTGCATTCTTCTTGTCGCCTTCAATGCAAATGCCTTTGAGATAGAGGTGCTTTTTGCCGCCAACATCAGCTTCTTCCAAAACTTGGATGTTAGCTTGGCTAAAAGTAAGATCTTCTCTTAGGTATCTTGATGACATTTAATTAACCCTTACGACCGCTTGGTAGTGGGCTCTTTGTGTTCACGCCTGATGCTTGGCCCAAATGTGGCTTGGTAGCAGGCTTGAGATCTTGTGTTGACTGAGCAGGTGTGTTACCCACTTTGCCAATCAATTCTTTTGTGTTGTTGCTGTAAGCAGCAGTGTCATGACGTCCACCTTCGTTTGCACCGGTGTGTACTGGCTTGCTGGCCATACCAGTTGCGCCTGAATTAAATGCTACAGGACCTGCTTTGCCGTTGCCTTGTTCAGCAGTAACTGGCTTTGGGGCTGCTTTCAAGCTGATAGCTTCCATCATGCCTGGTGTCATTTCGCCGGTGTCGTCCATTTCAATGGCATCACCACCTTCGTCAGGACCAAATCCGTCACCATCGCCCATGCCCATTTCGTCGCCGCCCATAGCAGCTTCAAACTCGGCCATCAACTGATCCAGTTTGTCTTCCAAATTCATGATGTCGTCTTTGGTAGCAGTTTCATCGCTACCGCCTTCGCTACCGCCAAACTCATCGTGATCAGCTTCTAAATCACCAGTTAAGTCGTCGCCAGCTTCTTCGGCTTCGTCGTCAAATTCGGCGTCATCTTCGCCTTCCATGCTCATGTTTTCTTCAGTTTCGACATTGTCAATTAGGTCATCAGCAGCGTCGCCGCCCATCATGTTGCCTTCGTCAAGGTCGTCTTCTTCAGCTTCGTCGAGCTCTTCTTCGGCTGCTTCATCTAATTCTTCTTCAGCCATTAAATTTTCATAGATAGCACGGCTTTTTTCCACAACAATGTCGTGGAAAAGTTCGCGGGCTTTTTGTTCTTCGTCATTGATGACGTATTCAATCAATTGTTCAAAACGGTTCATATTGGGTAAACTCCTATAGGTAAAGTGTGCTGTTATTTAATATAACAGTCAAAAACTATAGTGTTTAACCCTCAAAACGGCTGTTTTTTCTTGCCGACTGATTAGGCTAAGGGTTGAGCTGGGGGTTGATACTGTTTGCGTATCAGTTTGAGTTTGTCTTTGAATTCCACAGAACGAATGTCGTTCATCTTACGCAGTTTGTTTAGCTGACGCAAGGTCAATCGAGTTTTACGCAAGTCGTTGAGTTGCAATTGACTATTGTCTTGACTCAGGTCCTGATAGGCTTGAGGCTGTTGATTGTAGATTTCTGTCAGTAGCATGTTGTTATTTATAACGTTCCAGGTGCGCCCGGTCCGGCAGCTGGAGGCGCTGCTCCCGGTCCTGTCATGCCTTCTACACCAGGTTGATCCATGCCGGCCATTTCTTCACCAGTAGCAATGTCTGCTTCCATACCGCTTGGGGTTACGCCCACAGCTCGCAAGTCGCTGCCAGCCACAGGTGGTGCATCAACGTCATCATGTTCTTCACGCCACATTTCTTCGTTCTTCTGAATTTCGTCTTCAGTTAGACCCAAGAAACGTTCTAGCATAAAACGCTTGCTCATGTAAGGCAAGGGTTCTAATGATGTAAATGCTGTTATTCTAGTGTTATCTAGTTCACTTTGACGATAACTTGCAAAGTTTTGTGGTGCATTGAACTTGATATTAAACAGGCTAGAGTCAATATTAAACCCGCGCCACTTCAAGAACATCTTGAATTCATCGTCTAATTTCTGCACAATTAGTGCTTGCAATCGCTCACAATACTGGTTGAATCTGTACTCTTGTATAAGGGCTGTGCCTACTTTTCCGTCACTGGTTACACGGTCTGAGTCGTCAGGACCAGTGGGCAAATAGCTAGATGGCACACGCAGGCCACGGGCCATTTTGTTGTTGAAATACTTTAAATCGTCAATTTCGCCTAAGTTCTGACCGCCGGGTAACACTTCAACTGATGAGCCACGTCCGTCTTGACCTTGGGGGAAGAAGTAGTCTTCGTTGATGGATAGCGGGTTGTAACTCGAGTCCATCATGTTGTTTCCGCCACCTGTTACAGTGGGAATTCTGCGCTGGTGCATTTCGTTTTTCACACGTTCCACAAACTGCATGGCCAAGTGTGACGGCATGTTACCCACATCAATCTTGAAAATTCTACGCTCTGGAGCACGTTGCACACGATAGATTAGGATAGCATCTTCAAGCAGTTGCTTTTGTTTGAACACCATGTAGATGTTTTCCAAGATGCTTTTGCCAAATGGCCAGAACGTGTCCAAACCTTCGTTCAGACTCATATGCACCACGTGCTTGGCGTCTAGACAAACTTCGTTCATGGCTGTCATAAAGCGGCTATTGCCCACACCACCACCTGTGCCGCCGTTGGGCATGGTGTAGTTAGAACTGCCAGAGATTGATCCAGTTACTGGATTGGTCATGTAGTCTGTGGTGGTCTTTGCTGCCACAGTCATATTTTGGAAGTTGGGGTTGATGTCACGGATCACATACTGTTCAGGACGCTTGCCTTCTGATTCGTTCACAATCACACGAGCCAACTTGCTCATGTCAACCCACATCATTTCAAATGTTTCTGGATCACGCACAAAGATTTGATCGCCGTATTTGATGGTGTTACGGAACAGTTTGAATATACGCTGATCCAGCTTGTTCAGCTTCACCCACTGTTTCATTTGCTTGCGGATGATTTCTATTTCATGGTCTGTTGGCTTGTCTTGATAGTCAATTTCAAACGGCGTGCCGTTCTGTTCGTTTAGCTGTGTGGAGAACTCTGCAATGATATCCAAACAGGCATTAATTTCTGAGTCCATGTCCATGTTCTCATACTGGTTATAACGTTCAATTCTGTTGGGGTGGCCCGAGTAAACTTCGGGCAGTCTGCTGGCATAGTTGCGGAATCCAAACTCATTGGTGTTGCCCATGCCGCCATCGTTTTTGCCGTATCCCGGAAACCCAAACTGGTTGGTGCCCGAAATTGGACTCATTACTCCAGACGTGTCTGCTACTTTGAAATATTTTTTCCAGCCGGGTTTGTTTTGTTCTGCCATGGTTGTTTATTTACCGTTAGTTCTGTGCATACGACAGCATCTTGGCGCTTGAGTCACTGGTGGCTTTGCTGATTCTAGCAATTTCAGACAGTGTGCTATGGCTGCGTTCCATCACAGCATTGAGATTGTTCAATGCACCCATTAGGTCATTCATTGGTGTAATACTAGCTGGACCAGATATCAATTCTGGTTTGCCACCCTCGCCTGCAATGCCCACTTTGCCTGCACCCAGCATTCCACCTTCTTCAAAGGCAGGAATTTGTGCATGAAAATGCCCTGCTGTGGATTTTGAACTGGGATTGTTGTATTCATCAATGGCCAAACTGGCGCCTAGGCCTTTGAGCCAATCAGTAATAGATTTGCCTTCTTCCTTGCTAGGTGGTTGCGCCACAGTAAAGTCTAGTGCCAGGCCTTTGGCATGTTGACTACTGGGTGCTTTCTCTTGATGGAACTTGTCATTGAACGCACTGAAATAATTAAATCCTGGTATGCCGCTTTGAATCTGACGAGCCATTTCAATTAACCTGGGACTAATGCCTGCACCTTCTGCTTGCACATCGCCAGTTTTGATATTCAATCCCATCTTAGACAAGTCGTCTTGCTTGGTAGTTTGCAGTCCTTGCCCACCACCCATTCCAGAAATACCGGGCATGCTTGGCAATTTCAAACCGCCGCCGCTACCACCACCATCGCCTGGTTGGCTACCACTAGATCCTTCAGTAAGTTGATAGTTTATTGCTTCCAGTTGATCTTTTTCAAACTTAGTTTTTGTCTCAATAAATCCTTTGTAAAAAATACTATAGTCTTGAGCACGTTTGAGATCTATTTTGCTAATGCTGTCTAGTTCCTTACTACTGACAACAATGTCGTTGATAGACTTGTTGATTTTAGCAGTTTGAGTTTTCTGTTCTTCACTGTGATCTTTTGCGCGGTCAGCATCAATATCTGAAATTTTTTGTCTTGTTCTGATATCCAAAACAATTTGATCAACAATTCTTTCAATTGCATCACTTTGCTTTAGTGCTGAGCCAGTAGTTCCTTGCAGTTGACCAGTAGGCACAATGTCGCCAGCTAGGCTTGGAACAAACAGCTCTGGTCCTTCTTCACCCACTAGATATGGTGTTTTGGCCGAAACTGGTCCACCAGCAGCTCTTGTGCCAATGCCTGCTTTATGTTTTTCTAAAAAGGCTTTATCTCTTTCACTTATTTCTACTTCTGCTTCATTTTTTCTGCCAAACATAGCTGCAAGTTGTTGCATACCACTTTTGTCTTGTGCTGATGCATCCGCAGCTCTACCTAATCCTCCACCTCCAAAATATCCAACGGCACCACCAAGAGCTGCACCAACTGCTGCACCCACTGTTGTACCAATAACAGGCACAACAGATCCTAAGAGTGCTCCGCCAGCAGCTCCAGCTTTCATGCCAAGATAGGCTCCGCCAATTTCGCCTGCAGTTTCCGTCAGTCCAGCTTTGCCAGCAGCTTTAACTTTAGCATCTGTGCCGTCGGCATTCATTACATCAAGAACGCCGCCAGAGAATTTTGTTATAAATTTAGCCAGGCTTTCAATTGCTCTTACCAATGCTGGCAGCACATGGTCTTTCATCAAATCGCCTATTTTTGTTACCATAGGACTTAATGCTTCAAACAATTTCATAAACGCTGGAGATAATTTGTCCAATATATCGTCAGCAAGTTTGCCAGTGGCTACTACTAATGCTCTATTCTTTTCGGCAGTGTTTTCAAGTTCACGAACATAGCCAGGCATTAACTCATTGAGTTTTCTTTGCAATTCCAGTTGAGTTGCTTGAGTGTCTATTGCTGTTTTGGCTTGTGCTTTAGCTAACTCATCAGCAGACTCTTTAGAATCAATACCAGCCTCTCTAAATGCTTTGGCCATGTCATTTGTCGAGAATTGTATCAGTCTTCTAGTATCTTCAATAGAAAGACCAAAAGACTCCATATTTCCCATTTGAGCTTGTATTCGGCCCACACCATTGTATACATCGCCGGCTGCTTTGCCAACTTTGCTAAAACCTGCCATTATTTCTTCTGTGCTGACCTTGCCACTCTTCAGTGTGTCAATGAAGTTTTGCATTTCAAAATTAGTGGCCATTGCTCCTTTGGCAGCAGCTTCACTTGACCCAACAAATCCACCAGCAGAATCTAGATAAGCGTTTTCTACAGTCTTACCTGCTGCTTTGGCTAATATCAATCCTTGTTTCAGTTGAGCAGCTTCATCTATTCTTCCTTCTGCTAACAACTGATCTATTGTGGCTGCAAATTGTTGACGCCGCATGGCTTCTTCTACGGCTTTTTCTTGTTCTTTTCTATTAATTCCAGTTATACGTGCAAGTTTATCAGTTTCGTCAATATACTTCATCACAGCCGTGCTGGATGTGTTCATCTGCTCTCTAGTGCCCATGGTCAACAAGCGTTGTTGCTTGATGTAATTCATGGTAGCTTCGGCTCTAGCAATGTCATTCAAGCCCATTAGCTCCATCTGCTCTTTTTGCTGGTCCGTCAAAGATCCCATGGTGGCCTCAAAGATCTTGCGACCTTTGAGAACTGTTCCACTAAACAATGCTAAATCTTGAGAATTGTCATTGACAAGTTTGAGATACTCGCCAAATTTTTGTGTGCCCAATCCTACTTTTTGTAGACTGTTAAACACATCTTGCATGCCACCTTTACCAGTGGCGCCAGCTTTGGCTAAATCTTGATAGGACTTGTAAACAGCATCAGTTTGTAGTGCTAGTTCTGCACCGGCTTCGGCTGCTTTGGCAGCAAGCAGACCTAAACTGGCAACCAATGCTTTGACTACCGGACCACCTGGAACTAGAATTGCAAGAAACGCACCTGCATATTTGGCTGCTTCGCCCATTTTATGCATGCTGGCAGCAGCAGCTTCGTTAGCACTGGATCCTTTGTATACTTCTTTGTTGTAGGTAACAAACGCATCTACTAGACTACCAGCAGCACCGGTAGCAGTGTCCATTTTGGCTTTGAATCGAGCGGCTGCTTCAGTAGCGGCTTTTTCTTCGTCTGCAAGTTTTTTGGTCACAACCGCAGCTTGGGCAGATGCTACTGCATTTGCTTCAGCGGCTGCAGTCTGACGTCTTGTTTCTTCTGTTTGTTCGCGTATTGCTTCAGAAATGGCCCGTCTTGATTCTTCTTCAGTCATGAGTTATCACCTATAAGTAGAAGTATATTTATAGGTAAAAAAATGACCCAATCTTTGAACCCGCTACGAGCGTTTTTTCGTCAACCTGCCATTTACATTCGCTTGCCCAGTGATGGACAATTTTGGCCACCCGGTAGCATAGACATGCCAGTCAATCGAGAACTGCCAATTCTACCCATGACTGCCATGGACGAAATTACCTATCGCACTCCTGATGCACTGTTCAACGGAGCAGCCAT